TTGCGATGTACTCCCAACCTAACAAAAATCTGTTATGTGGAAAATGAAATGCTATGCCTAATGTCCAATTCATATCTTATTTTTTTGTTCCTAGTATTATTGCATTTTCTATGTCTAATGAAAAAGCATCTGTTAATTGTTTTGGTAAGTTTTGTAAACCAGCTTCAAATGGTGTAGTAAAGAATAAGTTTGCTTTTAAACCTTTGTTGTAAATTGATCTTGCAATGATGTAACTCATACTTTCATAACTCATAAACCTACCTCTTTCATCTCTCCATTGAAACCTTTTCTTTTTCATCCATTCATTAATACCCTCTGTTAAACCACCCTTTGGAAAATTACCACTTCCATATTGAAATTGTGATAGTGCTGCTTTTGTTTCTGGGTAGGTTGAGGATTTACCCTTTACACCTTTATCTACAAAAGTTCCATAGTCCTCCATTAGAAAATCTAACAAGAACATATTTTGGCTTTTATCAAATGTGTAGCCTAGAGAATTATCTAAATCACCACCAGCTTTATTTGAACCATATTTATTTACATCATTTTTTAGGTTTTCTTTTGAGGCATCTACAACATATTGTGCAAAGGATATTAATATTTCATCTACATTTTTAAAGTCCATTAGCAGATGTATATATCATTGTAAATTAGTATAGTCATTGTAGCACTCCAACCAGCAAGTTGGTTTTCAAACCTATCATTAAACGGTGTTAAACTTGGATTGCCATCTAGTTGGTACATATCTGTATGTAATGATCCCATTCTTAACTTCTGTATCAGCTTGTTTAAGACTAGTAGCTGCGTGTTTAGAATATCTTGCTCATTATCGTTACCAGTAAATCTATCTGTTGTTACATCCTTTGATTGGTCTACAATATCACAAGCTAGTATACTTATGTTAAACCTCAACACTTGTTCTTCTGCTGAAACACTATTTACAATCATATGTGCTAATGGAAATATGTCTTGCTTGTTTAGGTTTACTTTGCTTATGTCACCAATAGAAACTGTATTAGTAAATTCAGTACTTCTTAATTGTTCTTCTATTGTTGAGGTTAATTGATAATACCCTCTTATACCTTGTTGGCTCATTTGAAATTTTGTTTAATTCTTTTTGCTTCTACTTCTGCTTTGTCTTTCATAAAGGATAGCATCATAAAACATTCGTGTACTCCTAGTTTAGTGATATCTTCATATCTTGTAATGTCTCCTTGAGCAAGTCCGTAAATTGAGTTATACCACCCCCATTTGGTTGTGAAGTTAGATACTGCGTCAAGGCTTGTGTTTGTTCCTTGTCCAAATAGTTCATCATAGTTTTCGACAAGTCCAGACCTAAATTCCACAAAAAAAAAATTGATGACAATACCGCATCCATAGGCATATCTAAAATATCTTGATCCACACCTACCTTGTATTCTTCTATTGTGTATTTGTCTTTTATCTTGTTTACTACTGGTCTATATAAAACTGCCATTGCTTTTTCAATATTTTCCCAGTCTCCTATAAAGGTATCCAAGTCTATGTACTCACCTAAAGTTAAATCATCTAGTTGTGGATGAAAACCATAGTTAATATTGTTTAGCTTAAAACTTCTAACTAGGTTAGGTTTCTGCTCAAACATTTCTGTAAGTGTACTTACTATTAGTTCACTATCATTAAACCTTAACCTCATTACATCTTCAAGGTTTAACTTGCAAAATATCTCAATGATCTTTGCATTTAAAAAACTTTCATCATCTACATTTTTCTGTATTTTAAGAAAGTGCTTATACTGCCTTAAAGTAATTTCACTTAAATCATTTGGTACTGTAATATTGATATTCATACTTATATAACGTTTTTAAAATGGTTTTTTATAGTAAGGTAAATATAATAAAAAAAGGCACACCATTTCTGATGCACCTTTCAATCAAACTAACTTAACTACTAAATCATACTTGACTCGTGACAAGTGCCAGAACAAACTCCAGCTCTTTCTATTTCTGCACCACATTCTGTGCATTCATACTCTTTGTATTCTGGTGGACTATACCAATCCATAATATTCTGTTTTAAGTTTACCATTACGGTAATGTTCTACAATTACACCAGTTGATAAAGGTACTACCTTATATGGTCTGATGCTTTTCTTTACTAAAAATCTGTTTATTAATTTTTTCATTATTCTTCTATTTCGTTAAACACTGTGTGTTCTAAACAAGATCCACATAATTCATCACTTAAATAAGATGCTTCTGCACCACAACAATTACTATACATATGCTTTCTCATTTGTTAGTTCATTGTATTCTTTGATGTATTCTTTGGCATCATCTAAAAAGGTTGGTGCAATATCTTTTAACACACCTCTGTCATCTTGCATATATCTAAAGTAGGTTTCTAACCTTATTTTAATAGCATATAGCTTTTTAAATTCTTCTAATGGTAATTTTACTGTTTCTTTCATATCTGTTTTATTGATTAATATATCACAATATACAAACTTATTAACATATACACAAACTTAATTTAGTGTAAAGCATATTTACCAAAGTTTGGTCTGCTTAGAATTGAGTAGGTTGCATAACGACAAGGATCAATGATATGGTTATTTTTATCTTCTGGAGTATTTATGAGCATACCACTTTTATCTTCTTTCCATTTGTAGTTTCTAAACTCACTTATGGCATTTGTTGAGGTGGATAGAATATGTATCTTATATCTCTTTAATAAGTCAATACCAGCATTCACACTATCCTTACCTTTTATGCTAGAAAATATATTGTTACCCATTGCCCTAAGTTCTGATATTAATCTAGGTTCAGCACTATCTGCATAAATTGGTTTGCTTGTAAGGTTTAACTCTTTAAGGAAATTGTTTATATCACTTGTGGTCATTTGTGTTCTGTACAAGTGTTCTTGTATATAAAGATTATGTCCTTGACTGTAAACAGAAACAAAAGTTGTTGGATCATTGGTATACCCAAAGTCCATCCCATATGCAATTAGTTCTGCTTCTTGTGGTATCTGATTAACCTCAACATACTTAAATATAGTGCTTCTACTGGCTGACCTTTCACCTAACCCATATATCTGCCAATATTGTTCATCTGTGTCTCTAAGCCTCTCTATTTCACTTCTTATAGATGCTTCAATAAAAGGATTGTCTAGGTAGGTTGTTTTGTAAAACACACAATCATCTCTAGGTATTAGCTTGTCATATATCCAATGGTATTCATCTGATGGATTAAAGTCTAATATTATTCTATCTTGTGTTCTAAATAGTAATTGCTGCATATCTTCATAGTACAACTCATTACCCTCATTGACAAATAGCAAATCTCTTTTCCTACCTCTAATCTTTTGAGGTTGGTCTAAAGATATAAATTCAACTAGGTTGCCAAATAGGTGATATTCAGAGTTAGACTTATTGTGATACTGCTCACTATAACATTTGTAGTTTTGGAGTATAGCCATAAAGTCTCTCATTACAGTTGCCCTTAAACTGGGAAATGATTTACGACAGATGGTTATTATCTTATTGTTGTTGTTTGCACAATAGTTAAATATGATCCACAAAAGTATGTTGTAAGTTTTACCAGACCTAGTACCACCTTGTTCAACTACAATCTTTTTATCTGTGTTGGCTAAATGCTTGTAGACTATATTAGTCTGTATCTTCGGTTTTATCAATTATCTCTATTTGAAAATTAGTTGGCATTCCATCTGCACCAGTTATTTCTTGTCTTTCAATATAACCTCTTTTCTTACCTTTTGTTTTTAGATAGAATATTGTAGCTGCTGTTGAGTTGGCAGATATTTGTTTGTGTAGTTGGCTTTCTGCAAAGTCTAGTGCTACATTCTCAATATCCCTTACCTCAATGGCAAATGCTTCATCTTCTTTAAGCCACTTATAGTAAGTGCTTCTAGGTATGTCTGCTTTCTTACAAGCTACTGTAACAACTCCTAAACTTTGTTCAAGTGCTTTTAATAGGCTTTCTTTTTTTATGTGTCTACTTTCGTTCATTTCTTATATTTTTCATTTAATATTTTTGGTACTGCATTGTTCCAAGATACCCTATGATGCAGCCTTGAATTCTCTGTATTCAAAACAGATACCTTTACTGATGATGGACTAAACAAAACACTATAAAATGATTTTATATATGTTCCACTAGCTTCATAAATATCTGACATACCACCTTTGTTGCTTTGAGTGTCTGTTTGTTTAAGTGATACATTAGGTATTGTAAAAAACAAATTACCAACAGAGCCTAATCTAGTGTATATATTTACATCTTCATTTATTGTACCCATAAACTTAAATGGTCTTTCTGTACTACAAAAAAAGCTATTCATACACTTTCTTTTTAAAGTAAGTTTCTTTGCCATACCACTTTGATCACCACCAATCCAATCACCATTTTGTGACATTGCAATACTTTTTGCTGGTATTGATTTATAGAATTTTAATAGTGCTATAAATATATCATCAACATTATTTATATATCCTCTACCTTGATTGTAATAAAGTTTATCATCAAACCTATAACTAAAATCTGTATAGTCATCATCCATTTGCAAGAAATAGGTTATGCCTAATTTTTTAGCAATATCAAAACAAGCATTCCTAGCATACACCACAACTCTTTTATCATCAAAATTATCAGCAGTATCAAATTCTATATCATCCTTATTAAATGATATTACTTCATCTTTATATTTTGATTTATATTCATCTAACTTTTTATCATCAGTTGAACATATTAAATACTTCTTGCCAGTATAGCCAAATCTATCTAGGGTTTTATATGTCTTAATATTATCTGGTCTGCCAAAGGTTAAAATAAAAACTGCAAAATTGTTATCTATCATAATATACCATTCTTTTTATAAGACTTTGCAATATCATTAGTTAATTTAACATATCCACTTTCTATTGCTTTATCAAAATCAATTATAATTAATGCTGATCTTTCCATTAAGTCTTGCACCTCTTTGTTAGAGTTTGCATAATAGTCTGCTATTTTACTATAATCAAAAACAATATGTCTTTGTGCTGATTTAATTAAAAACTTCTTTTCAGTTTCATCTAAGGTTGAGTTATTAATATCAGTAATTAGTTCTTTGTATTTAGCATCATCTGTTAAGTCATTAATGTTTGGCTTTTCATTGTTTGGTTTATATGTTGGTGCTTCAATCTTTCTGGTATATTTTTCTTCTTCTGTATCTTCTGCATCAAATGGAAAACCATCTAAACCCCAATCTTCTAATTCTTTTAACTCCCATTCATTTGCTAAACTATCCCAATCCCATTCACCAAACCCAACATTGTCTTTTACTATAAATTCTTGTTCTTGTTCTTTTGTAAGTTCATCTGCTTTTAAAACATACACCTCTTTCAACCCAGCTTCATTACAAGCCTTTAATCTCATATTACCACCAAGCACTACCATATCTTTATTTACTACAATAGGGCGCAGCTTTAGCATCTCTGGAAACTCTTTAATTGACTTTACTAATTTTTTAAACTTACTATCTTTTATAAATCTTGGATTGTTTTCATTTGGTATTACCTTACTAATCTTTACAAGTTCCATATATATAACGTATTTAATTTATTTATTTCCTAACTTTAATTTTAACAGTCTTTCTCTTATTGCTTTTCTTTCTTTACCCTTTGGTAATTTGTCAAATAGTTGTTGTAGCTTTTGTATTAGTTTCTTGCTCATAGTTTTTCTATTTCATTTAGTACTTCTTGATAGTATTCTAGTGTTATCTTGTTGTGTGGTTTTATTATTTCGTTTTCTAGTATAAGGCTTATATGTAGTTTAGCACATTGTTTTGCTTCTGTGCTTGTTGTTGTTTC